ACCGAATTGCCTCCGCGCGACGTCGCGCCTCCGCCTCCGCCTCCCGATAATGTGCTGCCGCTATTTCCGCCACGATAACCGTTTGCGGTGCTTTCAGTAATCGCTATTGAAGTACCACCGCCGACAGAACCTTGACCGCCACCGACATATGCAAGCGAATTATCGCCTGCGCTTGTAACCATACCAATATTGCCTAATGCGGTTTGCGTAAACGGTGAAGTTGCCGCTATCGAAGTGTTGCCGCCTTGTGTCGCCACGCCGTAAGCAGAATATGAACCGCCAGCGCCGATCGTAATTGTTTGATTAGCCGACAAATAAACTGAACCGATCAAAAGTTGTCCGCCGCCGCCTCCGCCGCCACGCACACTTCCACTATTTGACCCGCCGCCACCACCAACCGCAAGATAATCAAAAAATCCTGAACTGGTAACCGTCAAAGTGCCTGTGCTTGTAAATGTTAAATATTTGTAATTTATGCCGCTGATCGTGACTGATGTCGGTGAACCAATGCCACCTGTTGCCGTACCCCAAGTCGGCGCCCCACCGCTAAAAAAAATAGCAGCACTAGCACTTGTGAAATATAGCGTGCCACCCCCCCATTGTGCCAACGCTAAAGAACCTGCCGTAGTAACCGTTGCCGTACCTGCCGTAATTGTGCAAGTACCCGCACCAATGTTTTGTATAAACAAAGTATCGCCAGCACTAAACAAACTTGTATTCACCGTAATCGTTGTAGAACTTGCACTATTCATCACAACTCGAGTGCCGACATCTGCTGCAACAAGCGTGTAACTAGCGGTCTTTGTGCTAACCGTTTGATTATATGCGTTGGTTTGCAAAGTGGTCATTTGTGCGGCCGTTAAAACTTGCCCTGCGGTAAATGTCTGTAATGCCATAGTGCCCCTAACTTAGCGCATTGTTTGTTGAAAGTGTGCCATAGGTGATGTCGTCAAGAATAAGATCGTTCAACACAACCGTTTGACTGGTGTACAACGTGACCCTGTGGCCTGTCGCCACGTTAATTTCGTGGTCAATGCCTTCGATCGCTAAATCTTGTGTAATCGTAAGCGGTGTGCCTGTCGTATAATTTTTGGTGATCTGTATTGTGTTACCAATTTCTATTGGTGCAAGCGTGTTTTTTTGTGTTGTAGTTAACGACGCAAACGTTGTACTAATTGACGTAAAACGCGGTATTGGCGTACCGTCAAGCAAATAATTAGCCAACGTTGCCGCTTGAGCGTTGCTCGACAACAAACTGTCCAATATCGTTTTTGATTGCACAAAGTATTCTGCGATACTTGCCGCGTCAGTAGCGGTCTGCACCGTGCCACCAGTCTCAATTTGGACTGCGGTGCTGTTAACAATGTTTTGTTGGTCAAATTCAACACCCAACACGTCATACGGTGTTTGCGTACCTGTGTCGCTAAAAACAACTGTCGGCGTGTCAAGCGTCGTGCCGATACGCGACTGCATTGTCAACACGCCTGCACGATCAACGAAAATACGACCCTGCTCGGCTTCGTTAATACGGTTGACGTACTGGTTTGCGTTAGTGCCCTCGTCAATCACAAACGCACCCAACGTCGCCGTTGGACTTGCCGTAATGCTCGTAGTGCCTGTATATGGAATTAATGCGAGCACGGTCGTTAGTCGAGCCGCCGACGTTTCTACGATCGGTGTTGTTTCAGGCAATGTTGCTTGTGCCAACGTGTAAATATCGTCGGCGCACGCAACGTTATACCGCGTCAAACCACCTAAAACATATTGTTGTCCATAACTAATGACTTTGCCGTAAAACAAATATTCGCCATTACGCGACAAACGTATCGGTCGCAACGGCCCTAAACCCGGTTGATCGGTTGACGTGTTGTAGTAAATGCTTGACGTGTTAAACGGGTCTAGCGCACGTTGGTTGTTTGGTTGGAACATTGACACAAACATTTGACCAGCGCCAAACGCGTCTTCGACTTGTTTGCGGCCGCGTGTAATGCTGATGTTGTCAACGTATTGTGTGATGTCTTGAAAGTCCTCGCCGTTGCCGTCTAAAACGTCTGTGCCGTTCAACAAACTTTCGTCAAGGGTAAACGCCTCAGCGTCAAACCCTAAACCTAATTCGAGCGTGTAAGTGCCGCCAGTAACAAGTGTTGCCGACATTTAACTAGCAATCGCGTCTAGTGGCCCGTAAACCTGTTTGTATTGCAACAACGAATTGTAAACCGCTTGCCCGATCTGTGCGCTAGTCGAAATACCGCCATTTACGTTTACCGTGATTGTGTCGCCGCGTGCCCCAATACGTTCAGCGTTACCGAACGTCGTTAGCGCTGGTGTCGTGTTTTGTATCGTGACCAGACCGCCGCCGCCACCAACACCGCCGCCACCGCCACCAATAGACCCGCCACCGCCGCCACCGCCGCCGCCACCGGCTGACGGCGTAGTCACGCTCGGAATAGATATTGACGGTGCGTTCATGTTTGGCGGCGCATAACGCAACGCTGGTGGCAACGTTGAAGTGCTGGTAGATGGCGGTGTGTAGGTCGGCAAACTTGGAAAACTAATTTTGTCGATTAAACCCAATTTTCCAGCCAACGCAACAACGTCATATAACGGCCCTAACACCAAACGCAAAACCGCACCAAAACGACCCCAACTTTCGGACAACGCGTTAGTTTTTTGTTCCAAATAAACCATTGCGGCGATAGTGCCACCGATGAGAATTGTTAATGCACCGATCGGGTTTGCTGCCAAAGTCGCATTAAAAATTGCGTTTGCTAACGTCACCGTTTTAACAATGCCGTTGTACAACAACAATGTTGCCGACAACGCGCCGACCGCGCCAACAATTTTCAATACAAGGCCCGTGTTGGCCTCAAACCAGTACGCCATGTTTTGTATGACTGGCAACAACTTTTCTATGGTCGGTAACAACGCCGCACCAATGCTTTCTTTTGCCTCATCTAAACTTATTTTTAAGCCACGCATTTTGCCTGCTGCCGTGTTAGCCGCGTCGGTTGCTGCACCGCCAGTTGTCACCGCCAACGTCGCCATAACATCGTTAAACGACGCACCCGACTTAATTACTTCCATAAGCGACGGGTCTAACGCCTTAAGACCTTTCATGTTGCCGTTATAGGCTTTTGATACTGCGTCAACGACAACCGACAATTCGTTGCCTGTGCTAATGGCAATGTCTTGACTTTGCGTCAACAACTGTTGCGACAACTCAAGCGAACCCGTTGCCGTAACCAAACTCGACAACGCTGGCCGTAATTGATCATCAGCCGTTGCGGTCGCTCGACTTAATGTTGATATAAATTCCTCGTTTGACGCAATCATTTCATCGGTCGCAAGCGCCGATCGTTTTAATACGCCTGCTAACTGATCTTGTGCTTCCGCGTCCTCAATCGCCGCTTTAGCCGCAAAACCCAAACCAGCCGCAATACCGGCAATCGCCGCCGCTGCTGGCACGGCCGCTTTCTGTAAGGCAAAATTTGCTTTCTCGCCAGCCGTCTCAAGTGACTTAAATTCTTTGACGGCTTTTTCAATGCCTTTGCCGTCAAACTCGCTGACAATGGGTATGGATAATGCCATTACAAACCAGCCTGCACCGTACGCATAGTTTTAGCAATCATTTTTTCCATCTCGGCTTCTATACCGCGACGTGCTTTATATACGGCTGGGCCAATCAGTCGAGTGCGACCGGGACTAACTGGCATACCCTCAAACAACAAACTTGTATTCAACTTGTTTGCGTTTGCGCGACCTGCAGTCTCAAAAATTGCTGCCGCTGGGTCGCGTTGCTCAATCAGTATCACACCGACCGCGTTGCGTCGAGTGTCAAACCTAAACCGCACACCATTTTTTGCTTTGGTAACCGTAAACGGAAAATTTAATCTGTTGCGGTCTTTTTCACGCCATTTATATTGCATACCTGACAATGGCACTTCGGTATAAACGTTTTTGGCGGCTTGTATTGCTGGGTTTGCGATTGCGGCTGCGTCGTCCTTGAAATCTTTTTGTAGTTCGGGGTCAATTTTACGCAACTGGTTTATTGTGTCCTTAATGCCCACAATTTCTATGGTTGTTGACGATGACATTGCGCTACCTCTTTACCTTGTTCAATAGCGTAATCGTGGTATGCAGGTCACGCGTGTCAAACTCGATATGCGTTGGCCAGTACCCTGTGACTACCAGCAATTCTGCTAGTTGCCGTCGGTAACTGCCAACGCCGTAGGGTTTGGGTTTTCAATGTTGACAAACTCGACAATATCCAAATTTTTGTGTTGGTCATGCCATTCTTTTGCTGTTGGCGGTAACTGATCGCCACGCAATTTGTAACAGTAATAAGCAAGTTGCACCTGTTCGGTAAAGCCGAACGGTTTGCCATCGTTTAAGCGACGGTTTTCGTTTTGTTCCCATTGGCAAGCAACCCACAAATTTGCAATCATCGTTGTTTGTTGACCGTTGCCGTCTAAATCGACAACAAGTTTTATTCGCATAAGCCCCTCTCGGTTAGGTTAATAAATTGTTATCAGGTTACGTCAACCGAGTATGTGCCGCCCTGCAGTTCTACGTCATATACGGAAAGAGCCCCGAGGTTGGCATTGATGACTGGCAACGAACCCAAGAACGTGTTGGTTAACTCAAAACCGGGGTTGGTGGCCGAATTTGCGCCCGATGCTGGCGTGACTTTGATATAACATTTTGTGCCGACCAGAGCTGACAATATTGCGTAACTTTCTGACGATGCGTACGACGCATACAAAGTCAATGTTGCGCTGTTTGATTGCAGGCCTGCGGTGTTGGTGCGTGCAGTCGAGCCGAACGCGGTGTCCTCAAGTGCTTCAACGTTGTAGTTGACGGTGACTGCCGATACTTGGTCGGTGATGTCGGTTGTTGATGCGCTTGACGACCCTATAAGAACGACTGGGTTGCTGAGGTAAGTGGAAGTAGCCATTTGTTAATCCTTTACTGTTGTATCTATAGTTTTACCATAACGGTTGAGTGTTTGTGTGCATTACGCCGTTTGCGCTTGCACGCCAACCGATAAGTCGTAGCACGGGTATTCTTGACCGCCAATATCGAGTGTGCCGGGGCGACCCGACATCACGATTATTGCCGACCCCAATACGGTTGCCGCGATCTGCAAAATTTCACGCAACACGGGCAACCCTGCTGGCCCACTACCAACAACTTTGATCGGATAGTCCATGCGTACAATGTTGCCGTTGCCAGCGATCGTCGTAAAACTTGGCGCTTGAATAAACACGCAATTTGGCACAAGTTTTGTTGGGTCGGTCACGACACGTAGCCCTGATACGGCTGTCAACGTTGCGCTAAGATCGTCTAGCGTCTCGTTGAATAGATCGGTGTATGGTGCGGGCATCAGGCAACCGCAGGTCGGTCAATACCTAACAACTGTTTAACAATTGGTGTCAAGGATTGTTGCGGTGCTGCACCCATATTGTCAAACGACGCAAACACGTTTTCAAGCGAGCCACGCGAACGCCACAACGCCGCCGCATACATCAAAGTTCCAAGCGTGACATCACCGCTAGGC